TACAGGTTGGTTATTTTACAGAGTCTTTCCTACTCCGCGGAGGTTACGCTGCGAGGCGCACTTCTCCGAAATAATCATCATTTGCGATTATAGTTTTTGCTTGGATTACGTCCATCGCCTATCGTGTAGATCCTGTCAATACTTATTGCCACGTCGAACCTAATTCGGGCCCATCAAAAGCATACTGGTTGACCCTTTAAATCAGATAGGGATCACTGCCCTATAACGCAATATGCTTTTGGTGGACCCGGGGGAGAACTGCCCTCCCCGTCCGCAACACCTTTCTCTCTAGGCATTAAACTACAATTCTATTTTGTGGCATACTTGTTTTAAGCCTACCACTACTAAATCCGTTAAGTTTATATTCCTGTTCTTTTTCAACTAAAATATAATGTTCTTTAACTCCATTATTTACCCAAAGTTTTGTAGGTACGTAGCCTTTCTTGCCCCTTACCCACCCTTCTGGTATATCATCATATATTGTAATGCGTTTTACTTCTTTTGTCAATACATTGGAAATCCATATCCTGCCAAACTGCGAATTCTTCTCGCCTTGACTATGCTTTATTTCTTCAAAAGTACTTTTTCGTTTAGCATTTGCTTCTGGTGTATTTGCCTTCTGACCTAGTAGTTTCATCCTGTCCGGGGATCTAGTCCATGCAAAAGTTTTTTGAAATTCAGGATCCTTAAAAGGATTGGTCTCTCTGTTTGCAGACTTTATACCACCTCTTCTACTAGTCTGACGCTTTTGTTCTAGATCAGAATTTATATGATCCCAACCGCCATTCCCGCCTTTGTGCATATTATAAGTATCTTTACGCTTTACAAAATCTTCTGTTACTATGCTTAACTCTTTGTTAGCCATCTCATCCATTGATGAGCAGTAATGTAAAACTTCTTTCTTGAAATTTTCTATACCATATTTTTTTATTGCGGCTTTGATTTGTTTGCCTGATCCGTAATAACCATTGTCATCTGGGTGTATTGAGGACTTGTGTTTACCCACATATATCTTGTTATTTAGGAGGTTAGTAATTTGATAGACATAGTAATACATAAATGTATTTATGCCTGACGAGAGTTCGACTCCGTAAAAAGAAAAAGTGTTCGAACTCGCGTCTTGCCCGTCTTTGGACTTGCTTCTTTCCTTTCGGTTTTTACAACAATACGTCTATTATATATTTATTTAGACAGTTTGTCAACCTATCTTACATACTTGTTAACTAGTTTGATACCCAGATATGTTCCAATCACAGTGACTAGTGCTTTGAATACCGAATCCCAATCAGTGGCGTCAGTTAACGAAACCTTTACTGGTCCTGCTTCAATACCAATGGCCATTGGTACTATATGAGTCATGGCCTGATAGTATGAGTATACGTTGTAAACATACTCATACAACAAGTAACCAGCTGCTATTAATATTATAGCAATACAGATTCGTTTTTTCATTGCTGACGAATCAGTACTTCTTGAGCAACACCATTGACGATCATAGTTTGTTTGGTATACTCAACACCATCAATAACTACAACCTGTGGCTGAACAACAACTGGTGGTTGTTGAATATACACCGGCTGCTGAACTACTACAGGAGCCGGACGAGTTAATCCATATACCACAGCACCGCCAATCACAGCAGGTGCTACCCATCCCCAGCCACCACCTCTATAGTGTTGATGGTGATCAAAGTGTCTCATACCGTAATGATGCTGTGCTGCTACAGGTGCAGACAGTAAACCAATAAATGCTGCTGCGATAATTGTTTTCATGATATACTCCATATACTTTGACGGAATCCGAAGGGCCAGTAATGTCTCCGTCTAACTCCGGGGTCTCTCACCCTCGCAACCAGCTATGCCGGTTTACCCCTATCGGACACATATATTTACATGAAATACTGTGAAAGTCAAGAGATTTCTACGGGGGCTCCTGGACCGTTTGAACCTGCGAAAACTGTTTGGCTACCTGATGATGTGGCAATTCCTCTAGCAGTTCTAGCACCTATCACAGCAACCTTGCGATTTTCTGCATATACTGTAACAGGGCTTTGAACTATAATATCGCCACGATTGTTAGGACCTGCTGTTATACCACCTACTGTGGCAGTACGAAATTTATTACTATCACCATTGGTGTATACAGTATTGGCGCCCGAAATAATTGTGCTACCTGCTATATCTAAATTAACTCTAGCTACTGGATTATCTAATGGCATGGTAATCAAACATCGTAATAAACAGCAGATTTTAATCCCAGTAGGTTGGATATTTTAGATTTAATTGTAGCAAGGCTAGGAGTCTCTACAGCCAGTACTGCCTGCTTAAACTCTTCAAATTTTGCTGCTACAGTTTTATATATGGCAGTTCCTTCTGCATAGAGTACTATGTTCTTCAATGCTCCTGTAAACATTTGACTCACAAATCCTTCCACTCTAGCAACACTCATCATATCCAAAGCCGATTTAACTAATTTTTTTATTCTTTCTGAAAAAGGTGCTAATTTTGGAACTTCTTGGCCTGATTCTGTTAATGCTTGTTCGGTAACAGCACGTTGGAAATCATTGGCCTCTACCTGACTGGCAACTACCATTGCTTGTAATGTGTTGGAATCATTCTGCGCAGATACCTGTGCTTCTGTGGCTACCTTAATTGAGTGTAGGACCTCGAGAACCTTTTTACTGTTATCCGCTATCCTCATCAATTGATAAGCTATCAAGTTAAGATCACTGTCTATAGCAGTTAATGTCCCTGGCGTAGCAGGAAATGCTTGTCCGCCTATTTTTTCCGAGATTGTAACTTGAGCAGCGGTTTGTGCTGTAATTGCTGCTGCTGATGCTGCGTCTAACGGCATAATCGATTACTCCTTTATAAGTGTATTTATCTTAGAGCGATTCCGGTGGTTCCTTGCATGTATTGATCAGCAGCGTCTTTTTGACTGGGAACTGCGGCGAATATGTGTGATTTGCTTAATGTCATAGAACTCTTCGCCCCTAACATCATCCAAGGGATCATGCCTAATCCATCTCTGCTCATAGTCAGTGCTAAAGGCCTGTCTATAGTAATATCTTCCAGTGTTTCACTTTCAAAACGTGCAATCAATTCATCACCATTGATTAATTTCAAACTGATGATATCGCCGTTACTAAATCCTTTATTGATTAACATAATTTCCTTCTTTGTCTAGTTCAATCCAAGTGTGGTCACCTAACCACTTAACTTGACATATGTATTCATAATGGTTTGGTGGACCGGCACTCCAGCCATCTGGCCCATTATGTGTTAGTATTGTACATTTATCTATATGGTTATAGGCCAACCAATAGATCTGGCCGTGATATATTTGAAAATTGTATCGAGCAGCATGAACAGCATCGGTTATTTCCAAACGACGTTTAATACCGGCTGCTTGACGTTGTAGCACAGTAACCAATTCCATAATACGATCATATTCTTGTTGAGCATGCATTCTGGCCACATTGACCATGATGTCTTTTTGTTTTTCAACAGGAATAAGATCGAATTTTGGTCCACCTGCTTCGGTAGGATATGGAGTTACGTTGCGATTAAGAAACGTAACTAAATTACCCCCTAGTTCTGCGTCGTAACTGTCTCGGCCTTTGAGAACGTTACTGCGTTCAGTCATCACCGATTAGACGCTCTAATGTCTTGTAATGATCGTATGCTTTTTTCAGTGCCGCAAACTTTTCCAACTTTTCAGGATCGGGCTCTTGCAGAATGGCCAGCCTGTCTTCGATTGCTCCTAACAGTTTACCTAGACTGCGGCCTTTCCATTTGATGTCGCCTTCAAATATAGCATCATCCTTGACATGTAGGCCAGGGTTGGAAGTAATTGTAGACCAAGAAGGATTAGTTCCATTACTGTACACAAAAGTTCCGCCGGTGGTGGTGGGGGTGGTGGTATAAACATACGGACTGGCATGTGGATTAGTTGTTGCGCTACCACTGTTGATGGTTACGTTACCGTAACTGTGCAGTCCTGTAGTGTAATTCATATTGTTTAGTGTGGCAACATCAGCAGTAGATAACGGACTAAAACTAGTTAACCCAGTTAGCGCTGATAGGTCAATAGCAGGGATGCTGTCTGTCTCTAATGTATCAGTTGAGTAGTGTGACTGCGGAGCGTAGGTGGCGTAGGTGGTATTAGACATTTACTTGCTCTTTGAGATATTTTTGTAGGTCAGTGAATCCACCAATTAACTGATTATCAATTAGTATTTGCGGGACACTGCGAGCATTAGGAACAGATTCTAGCAATTCTTCTTTAGTATACCCATCACCAATCTTACGTTCTTCAAATTCAATACCCTGTTGTTGCAATAATGCTTTTGCCTGATCACAATAAGGGCAATCATATTTCGACCAAATAATCGCTTTCATTTTTTTATCCTTTCTTATAAATCTGGAAGTTCTTCGTACACAACCTGATCTGACATGGCGCCAATTACATAGTTTGTGGATTCTGTTTCCTGAAGAGCCGATTGTTTCTTACCAATGTTGACATGTTTATTAAACCA